TGCACCGTGCTCATCATCGTGGGTGCGATTGTCACTGCAACCGACCTTTCCGAGCTTTTCGGTAACAAAGGTGCGAACGAGGGCGCAAGCGCTTAAGGCACCAAGTGCAGGCGTGGTTCCTTGCGTTTTCACGAGCCTTTGATGTTTCTGTATGTCCGGGTGCTTACTGCGCGCCCGGACATTTTCGCTTTTAGTCGGCGTAAAGGTGCTCTTTTAGACATTTCACGAAGGTCTGCACCGATTCGTTGTCGCGATCCTTCTTGCTGAACAGGCACCCTATCTGCGAATTGATGGTGGGCATGAATCCTTTGAAGATCACATTGTGGCGGATGTTTGCGCTGCGCGCCACGAAGAAACGGCTTGCGAAGCCGATGCAGGTGCTGTTTTCGATCGTCGAGTAGAAAAGGCTTTCACTGTCGACTATCTTCTTTATCTGAGGCGTGCCGTAATCGCGGTAATAATCGAGTGAACTAAACACGACGCTCTGAACTGGGGAAACGCGGAAGCGTATCCTAAATTGTCCTAAACGACCTTGAATCGGAGCAGAAAGCGTCTGCGAAGTTCTCGACGAGCGACGCGGAATCGGGGCGCAGGTAGTGGCTTCCCGTCACGCCCGGGAGCTTGTGCCCCATCAGCAGCTCGCACAGCCTGTCGGGGATTCCCCACTCGACCTCCACGATCGTTCGCCACGACGTGCGGAGCTTCTGCATCGACACGTCCTTGCCGCTCGGACAGGCGCCGCCCGATTCCTTCGACCACGCGAAAACCGCCTTCGACACGCTCATGGGCAGCCCGTCGCCCCTGTCGGCGAGCCATTCCACTCCCTGCGCCTTCTTCTCGGAGACGATATCCGCGAGCCTGAGCGAGTAGGGAGGGGGGATCACGACCGTTCGCTCCGACTGCGGGTTCTTCATGTCGGAGTCTGCCATCGGCGCGGCTCCCGTTCTCGGCATCTGCCTCCTGATCGGCACGGCCGCGAACGTCTCGCCCCGATTCTCGACGAACTCCACCTCGGAAACCCTCACGCCCAGCGACTCCGCCACTCGGCACGACCCGAAGCACATCAGGATGAACGGCGGCTCCATCATCGCGCCCTTGAGGGCATCCAACGCCGCGTCGGCCTCGTCAAGGGTGAGCACGTCGGCGCGGTTCCTCGCCGACTTCTGCGTGAGCCTGTACTTCGCTCTGAACTTGTTGACGTCGGCAAGCTCGTAGTTCACCGCCATGTCGCAGATCATCTTCGCCACCGTGAGCGATCTCGCGGAATTCCCTCCGCTCATGGAGTCGAGCCATTCCTGCACCTTGATCGGCTTCACTTCGTCCACTCGGACGCCCGCCCACGCTGGCTCTATGTAGTTCCTCCAAGAGGACTCGTACATCGTCATGGTCGATCGCTTCAAGTCGCCCGACTCCACGCGCTTGAGCGCGTCTGGGAGCCACAGATGCTCGTACACGTAGCCTATCGACGTGGAGCAGCCGGCCTTCTCCTCTTCGAGCACCCTCGCGTGCTGCCTGTCCAGCTCCTCGCAGGCTTGGCGGTAAGTCCCGCGAACCGTCATCGTCTTGCGCTTGCGTCCCTCCGGGGTGCCCTCCACCCACCGCAGGACGTACTTCTTCCCGCGCTTCGCCTCGGTGACGGAGCCCCACGCCCTTCTCTGCTGCTTCTTGGTCATGAAACCCTCCTCACGTCGAAAAGCGCCCGTAAAACCCCGATCAGCCTTCCAGCCGCTTCACGGCTTTCTCGAAGTCGTTCTCGTAGGTCGCGTCCTGCACTTTCTGGTACGCGGCGAAGCGCTCGAGCGCGACCTTGTCCGCAGTCTTCTTGTTCCGGTTCCCAAGCCCTTGCAGCACTTCGCGGCCGTTGAACGCGAGGAAACCGTCCAGCAGTTGTTTGCAGTCGTCCATGCTGGTCAGCTGGTGGCGCTCCGCCCTGTCCTCGGCTGCGTCCAGGAACATGGTCACGAGCCTGTTCAGCTCGCGTATCTCCTTCTCGGTCAGGTAGTTCTTGGCGATCGTCACGTCGCTGGAATGTATGGGCCCGTCGGGCGCGCCCTTCCAGGTGGACAGCCCCATGTTCGGCTGCTCGGGGTCTGAGCGCCCTTGGACAATCTCGGCGGCGGTGTGCCCGGTCACGGCGTAGTGAAGCTTGTTCTGCACGGTGGCGTAGAAGTTGCGGGCGATCTCGCTGTTGCGGTCGTAGTCGTAGGTGCACTCTTGGAATATGTCCGTTATCTTCTGGTAAACCCTGCGCTCGCTCGCGCGGATGTCCCTGATTCGGACGAGCAGCTCGTCGAAGTAGTCCTTGCCGAACGGCGCCCCGTTCTTCAACATGTCGTCGTTCAGGACGAAGCCTTTGGTGATGTACTCCTTGAGCGTGGCGGTGGCCCATTGGCGGAAGCGGGTTGCGCGCATCGAGTTCACGCGGTAGCCGACGGCTATAACTGCGTCCAGGTTGTAATAGGTGGTTGGCCGCCCGCCCTTGCCAGAGGTTTTTTCGGAAAAACCTGAAAAACTGGTTACGCTGGGCTTTTGCAGCTCGCCGCTCTCGAAAATGTTGGATAGGTGCTCGGAAATCGTCTGAACCGAGACGCCGAAAAGCTCCGCCATTGCCTTCTGCGGCAGCCATAGGTTGTCCTCTTTGTACCATACCTGCACGGGGACGTTCGCGCCCTCGCTCTGATAAAGGACGATCTCGGCTTTCACCGGGTCGGTCATTTCTAACTCCTTTCTATTGGAGCCTGTCTATGATTCTTTCGACCATTTTCGCAACCTCACGAAAATGGCGTTCAACAGACGTTTTCGCCCGATCTGCGTTTGTTAAATAAATGGTTGGGTCGGCGGAACCGCCTGAAAAATCAAGGAGCCGCCAGCCTTTCGGTCAAGCGACTCCTCTAGTCCCCGCCTCACTTGGAGTCCACGGGGCCGTGTCGCTTCCGATCTTAGCAAACGGGGGATTTCCCATCAAGGTGCGCGTCCGTGCGCTCAGAAGGAGTCCTGGCTCTGGAACCAGCTCACGTGCTGCAGCCTCACGCTGCGCTCGTCGTTCGCCGCCACGTACACGTTCTCATGGCTCTTGTCGTGGCTCTCGGGGGAGAGGATCAGGTCCCCGTTGATCATCGTTGCGCGCCTCATGATCGAGTCCGACCCGTCTATCGTCGCGACCACCACGTCCCCGCTCTTGACCGCCACGTTGGGCTGCACGACCGCCACCATGCCTGGCGGGCATATCACGTCCATGCAGTCCCCGTCGACGGAGAGCCCGTAGCTGTCGGGGTCGCGGTCTATAAGGAACTGGGGGATGGACACCTCGGGGTACTCGTCTACTTCCTCGGGGAGGATGGGCTCGCCCGCGTGGGTGTGCCCCACTAGAGGGACCTTTCCCATCGGCATGCCTGATACGGGGATTCGGTTTGACATTGCCGCTCCGTGCTCTTTTGCCGCAAGCCCAGCGACCTCGGAGAGAATGTCGTCCTCAGTGAGCCTGAAATAATCGCATATGTTCTTGATTGCCGTCCTTCTAGGGACTGAGCCCTTGCGCCAACCAGTGACGGCGCTAGGAGTCACTTGGGCAATCCGAGCAAGATGGTCTTGAGTGATATCAAACTTGACCAACAAGGCATCTATGTTTTCTGGAATACCCATCGTTTCCTCCTCTACTACTTCTGAATAAGTAAATTATAGCGACTGAAACATAAAATTGTGAAATTATCTATTGAGTTTAACTTAACTAGTGATATAGTGGATATCAACGGAAAGGGAGGTGAGCATGAATCAACTTAGCGAGAAGTTCGCAACCGCCCGACGAGCTTCGGGAATGACGTTAGAGCAGGTCACTAAAGCGGCGTCCCTCAAGGCTGTCAGCACTTATGTGTCCCATGAAGACGCCCCGCTCCAGTTTCGACTCGTTGAGCTCAAGGGCATGTACGACTCAATGAATAGCGACGCCCGTCGGATCCTCAAGGAAGCGATCGACGAAATTTTTTTGTCCTAGACATTAAGTTAAACTTAATCGGTAATTCAGCAAGGAGGGAACCATGAACGAGAAGGTCAAGGATCTGGTCGATCAGATCATGTCCCTCACCGAGGAGGCTCGGGAAGAGACCCCGATCCTGTTCGACCTCGACGATCTGGCGGTCAAGGCGGGGATACCCGCAAAGCCGCTCTACTCGCTGGGCGAACTAGCGGACATGACGGGCATACCCCGCGCCACGATCTACACCGAGGCGAGGGCTGGCAAGCTCAGGACCTTCATGCCCGCTGGCAAGCAGCGCGGCGCACTGGTCCGCAAGGAATGGTTCGACGACTGGTTCTTGGCGGGGACGCGCTAGAGCCGACTGAAAGCATCCGACAGCCGGACGAGAGCGCACGGGCACCAGGAAACCTCAACCTGCTTGATCGATCGCTCCCATACGGCACTCAGCCTCCCGTGCGTTCGCGTCGGGCTGTCGGAGAAGGAAAGGAAAGGCAATGCAAGCAGAAAAAGCGAACGCCCAAGGCGGCAACCTCAGGCGTTCAAGTTGTGACGATGCTCTGCGTCGCGACGATTATAACCCATACGGGCGCATCACGCGCAAGGAGAAGCTGATGGCCTGGGCGATGCTCTACGGCTGGGTGCTCCTGATGGCGGCGCTCGACTGGGCTAACCGCGGCTTCGAGATGGCGTGGTGACGATGGGCTGGGAGCTTGAGAAGACGGGCGAGGCGACGATCTTCCTTCACTTGGAGAAGATCGTGGGCAAGCAGCGCCCGAGGATGACCAAGGGCGGGCACGTCTACACCCCGAAGGAGACGGAGGACGCCGAGAAGCTGATCAGGGGCGAATGGCTCAAGCAGCACGGAACCAAGTACGCGGGGCACGAGGGACCGATCTACCTGGACGTCACCACCCGCAGGGAGCTGGCGAAGTCGAACCCCAAGAGGAGCGCGGGGAGGTCGGACACGGGAAAGCCCGACTTCGACAACGTCTTGAAGCTGGTGTGCGACGCGCTCAACGGCATCGCCTACCGGGACGACAAGCAGATCGTGTACTCGTCCATGTTGAAGCTGCCGAGGCTGCCCCACGGCGAGGGGAACAGGATGATGGTCACGGTGCAGTACTACGAGGATCGTTGGGAGGACGATTGATGGAACCGCGGGAAACGGAGGCGCAGGTCATCGAGGACGGCGTCGAGAGGCTCGGCGGAGCGGAAGCCCTCATGGCGAGGCTCCGAGACCGCGCCGAGAGCTCGGCGGCGCAGTTCGCGGGGATGACCTTCGACGAGCAGGTCAAGTGCCCGATGAAGGAGAACAAGGCGCTCCGCGCGTCGCTGAACGGCGAGATCAAGTCGATCAAGCAGGAGTTCTCCGACGCGATCAGCCCGTTCGAGCGCATGATCGCCCAGGCGAAGGGCGACCTTAAGGCCACGATCGAGGGCATGACCGAGGCGGAGGCGCTTCTCAAGCAGGTCATCGACGCGCAGGACGCGGCGGAGAAGGAGCTGAAGCGCGACGGCATCAAAGCCACCTACGACGACTACGCGGGAGCGCTCGCGGACCTGATCCCCTTCGAGCGCATCGAGCGCCGCGAGTGGCTGCTGAAGAGCTGCAAGGCGACCAAGGCTTGCGAGGAGGTCTACCAGATCGTGGACAAGATCGCAGCCGACTGGGAGACGCTGAAAGGGCAGGCTCAAACGATGCCCTTCTACGAGGCAGCCGAAGCCAAGTTCTTCGAGACCGCTGGCGATCTCGGCGCGGCGATGGCTGAGAACGCCCGTCTGGTCGAGAAACAGAGGCAGGTCGCCGAGCTTCAGGCGGTGGTCGACTCCAACCGCGCTGTCGAGAAAAGCCCCGTCACGGTCATCGAGCACGAGCCTATCAAGGCGGAGCCCGAGCCTGAGCAGCCGACCCAGCGCACCGAGTACCAGCTGATCATCAGGCTCTCAGACACCGAGCTCGCCGCTCTTAAATCCTTCATCAAGGGCAACGGCGTCGGCGAGGTCGTGCGCTTCATGAGGAGGGCGTAAATGGGCAACTTCTCGTTCCGAAACCTCAACGCCTCCGAGATCGACGTCCGCATCAGCGAGGTCAACAAGGGCGGCAAGGGGCTGACCCTGCTGCTGTACAAGAACGCGCGGTGCGACATGGCTATCCTCGACGAGTCCGTGACCCCGATGGGATGGCAGCGCGAGCATTACGAGTGCAAGGGCAACCTGTTCTGCCGCGTGGGGCTTCGCTCCGACGTCGGCGAGTGGGTGTGGAAGTCCGACGCGGGCAAGGAGAGCAACTACGAGTCCCAGAAGGGCGAGGCATCCGATTCTTTCAAACGCGCCTGCACCAACTGGGGCATCGGGCGCGAGCTGTACACCGCGCCCCGCATCTGGGTGCCCGCAGGCGGCGCGAACATCAGGCAGAACAACAACGGCAAGTGGGTCTGCTACGACGCGTTCTCGGTCGCCAAATGCGTCATCGAGTCGCATCAGATCAAGGCTATAGCCATCGCCAACGACTCCACCCGCCAGATCGTCTTCACGTGGGTGGACCCCGAGTACCAGAAACGCAACGAGCAGCCCGAAGGGGCTTACACAGAGGAGGAGTTCTAAATGAGCATCAACCGAGTGGTCATCAGCGGCAACCTTACCCGCGACCCCGAGCTTCGAGCCACGGCGGGCGGCATGCAGGTCATGTCCCTGGGCGTGGCGGTGAACGACCGCAGGAAGAACCAGCAGACGGGCGAGTGGGAGGACTTCCCCAACTTCGTGGACTGCACCATGTTCGGCACGCGAGCCGAGAGCCTCGCCCGCTTCCTGAGCAAGGGCACCAAGGTAGCCATCGAGGGCAAGCTGCGTTGGAGCCAGTGGGAGCGCGACGGGCAGAAGCGCAGCAAGCTGGAAGTGGTCGTGGACGACCTCGAGTTCATGTCCAGCAGGCAGCAGGGAATGCCCACGCAGCAGTACGCCCCGCAGGCTCCCCAGCAGCAGTACGCGCCGCAGCCCATGCCGCAGCAGGAGCTCTACGGCGCTGACATTCCGTTCTAGAAAGGGCTGTCATGAACATCTTCGACTCGTACATAGAGGCGGGTCACACGATGCAGCAGAGGGACAAGGAGTCGTACTACACGGCGCTGATCGAGTTCCTTTATTACGGAGTCGAGCCCGACCTGAAAGGGGCGGCGCTGTCGGTGATGACGGCGATACGCCCCTCGCTCGAAGAGAGCAGGACGCGGATAGCCAACGGTCGGAAAGGCGGCAGACCGAAGAAAAGCCAAACGCCAGAAATCGAAAAAGCTAACTCGCAGAAATCGGAAAAGCTAAACGCCGAAAACGAGGAAAGCCAAACGACCGAATCCGAGAAAACTAAGGGTAAGAGTAAGGGTAAGAGTATCAATTCTTCTAACGAAGAACTGAATGGAAGGTTCAAACGCCCGACCCAAGACGAGGTGGCACGCTACGCATCGGGGATCGGGCACCCCTCCTTCGACGCCCAGAAGTTCATGGACTACTACAACGCGAACGGCTGGAAGGTCGGGCGCAACCCCATGAAGGACTGGGAGGCGACGGTCAGGAACTGGATCAGGCGCGACGAGCCGCAGGGAAAGACGGCGGAGGCGAGCGACTATGCGATCTACGACTAACTGCCCTCATTGCGGCAAGCCATTGGAGCAGATCGTCGCCGAGATCGGCGGCAAGCGGATCGCCACCGGCGCCTACTCTCCATGCGACTGCCCCGCGGCGATGAGGGAGCGCAAAGACGAGGAAGCCAAGCGCCACGCCGAGAACGAGGCGAAGGCGATGCAGGTCCTCGTTGCGAAGTCCCGCATCCCCAAGCGCTACCGCGAGGCGACGGACCCCAGGGCTCCGCAACTCGCCTCTGTGGTGGAGCAGGGAGGGAGCCTGTACCTCACGGGCGGCGTTGGTGCGGGGAAGACCCACCTCGCATGCGCCGTGGGCATGGAGCTTCTGCGCCGCGGCAAGCGCGTCAGGTTCGCCTCGATGCTGGGCATCCTCGACGAGATCAAGGCTGGCTTCCGAGACGAGACCGACCCGTTGCCCGCCTACAAGTCGGCGCCCGTCCTGATCCTCGACGACCTCGGCAAGGGAAGCCAGACGGACTTCGCGCTGGAACGCCTGTTCGCCTTGGTCGACCACCGCAACGCCAACATGCTGCCGATCATCGTGACCACGCAGTACCAGCCCTCCGAGCTGATCGCCCGCATGGCTTCCAGCAAGGGGGACAAGGAGACGGCGATCGCGATCGTCAGCAGGATCAGGCAGGACTCGGAGAAGGTCGTGCTCTCCTCCAACGATCGGAGGCAGTCGTGGACGGCCTGATGCTCGAGCAGGAGCTTGGGGACGAGATCGAGGCGGCCTTCCAAGCCAACGAGGAGTTCCGCGCGGCGGGCATAGAGCTCGCGGCGAAGAGGGCGGAGGCACGCAAGGCGCTCAAGACCCAGATGCTCGCCTACCGCGCCCAAGGCTACCCCGCCACGCTGATACCGAAGATGGCGGAGGGCGCGGAGACCGTCAGCAACGCGACGTTCGAGGCGGACTGCGCCCAAACGGAGTACGACGCCGCCCGCGAGGTGGTGCTGCTGCGCAAGCGCAAGGTCGACGTCATCCGAGAGCAGATCAACAGGGACTGGGAGCAATCTAGGAGGCTCGCATGATCTTCAACGCGTATCGTGACAACCTGCTGGACCGCCCCAGCATGACCGACGGCGAACGCTGCGTGGTCTGCGGCAGGTACGCCAACAACGCGCACCACGTCATCCCGAAGGGCATGGGCGGCGTCCCCGCGAAGCTGGAAAGGCGCATACCGAAGCTGCTCCTCTGCGGCAACGGCAACCTGATCGGGCAGCTGGGCGGGTGCCACGGGCTGGCGCATCAAGGTTATTTGCACCTGAACTGGACGGACTCGATGGGCTGGTGCTGGTACCAGAGCCAAGAGCCGATGGACGACGAGCTCGCATGGAAGACGTTCAGGCGCGAGTACCGACCGATCAGGAACCAGAAGTTCGTCACTTACGGGGGGCGGAGCGAAGGAGGAAAACGATGACGGACAACTCCCTGGGCGCGCTGCAGGGCGTGATCTTCGAGATGATCAAGGAAGTGAAGGGCGCGGGCAAGGAAGACCTCAAGGACACGCTCGCGAAGGCGAAGGCGGTCAACGACCTCGCGGGAACCGCCATAGACAACGTCAACGCGATGGTGAGCATCGTCAGGATGCGCAACACCGCCACGATCGACGCGGACGCCTACGACGACTTGAAGAGGCTGTCGTGAACAGGAAGTACACCGACGAGGAGTGGCGCTGGCTCGAGGAGCGCTACCCATCAACGCCGACGGGCGACCTCCTGGCGGCGTTCGAGGGGCGTTTCGGAAAGAAGGTCAAGCGCTCGACGCTCCTCTTGCGCATGTCCGACAAGGGCATCAGGAAGGAGTCCAACCGCATCGACTGGACGCCCGAGCTGACCGAGTGGTTCATGGGGTTCGTGCCAGGGCACGAGGAGCGCGAGATCAGGGCTGAGTGCGAGAGGCTGTTCGGCGTCTCGCTCACCAGGCAGCAGGTCAAGAGCGCCAAGTCGAGGTTCCACGTCAAGAGCGGCACCTGCGGCGGACGCTTCACCTCCGCAGACGGTGGGTTCAAGAGCGAAGGGCACCGCAAGCGGTTCATCGAGGCGTCGAAGGCGACGCGCTTCCACGACGGCCACGACCGCAACCGCGAGCGCGAGGGCTGGGTGAAGCCGATCGGGCATGAGAGGGTGAACGACGACGGCTACGTCGAGGTGAAGGTCTCCGACGGCCACCAGGAGAAGCCCAACTGCAACTACGTTGCCAAGCACCGCGCGGTCTGGGAGAAGGCACACGGCAGGAAGCTGCGGGACGGCGAGATCGTCGTGTTCGCCGACGGCGACAAGCGCAACTTCGACGTCGGCAACCTGGTCGTCATGACGCAGGAGCAGAAGGGCTACGCCCTTGCCGCCAGGATGCACAAGGGCATCAGGTACACGGACAGGGACACGTGCGAGACGCTCAAGGCGATGGCCGACCTGAGCAAGGCGATCAAGGAGGCCGGGGAATGAAGAACCCCTACGTTTACGAGCTGGTCGAGTGGGACACGGGGCGGGTGTTGGTCCACGGCACGAGGCGCTACATCGCCGACGTCCTGTGCATCGAGCCCTGTTCCGTGGACACGATCATCAGCCATGCCAGGAAGGGCAGCGGGGCCACGAGGGTCGCGCTCTGCGACCCGGCGATCCACTACCGAGCGGTCAACGGCGATCAGGTCATCGAGGGCACGTGCGACGAGATCGGAAAGGCCATCGGGCGCACGAGGTTCTCGGTCATGACGGCGGCGCAGAAAGGGTACGTGACCACGAACGGCTGGAAGATCGAAGAGATGCCGCCCGAGTGCTGGTGCGCGGCGGGCGCATCCGAAAGGTATCAGGGCGCGGTGTCGCGGTTGAAGAGCGTGACGCGGCGCGTGAACAGGATCAGGAAGGCGCAAGAGACAAAACGAAGGAGGTTGTCGGATGAGCGCGATAGGGAAAGCGGCGGCGGCGAAGGAGCTTAGCGCGATGGGCGCGTTGATCGCGATCAGGGACTCGGTCGCCGATCTGGAAGGCCTGGGCGACGCGGACGAGATGTACGAGCTGGCTTCGGAGGTCTTCGAGAACGCGCGGGAGGCGCGGGAGGACGCTGCGGCGGCTCTGGCATTGAGGAGGGTCAAATGAGCGAGTTGAAACCATGCCCGTTCTGCGGGAACGAGAGGGTCAACGTCGCGGAGATCGCAGGCAGCTTCTTCGCGGTCTGCGGGACCTGCGGCGCGCAGGGTAAGCAGAGGGCCACGATCAGCGGCGCGGTCGGCACGTGGAACCGCCGAGCGGGCGACGAGCCCGAGGGCAAGGCCGTGAACGTCGGCGAGGTGCCCGTGTTCCCGAACGCCACGGCCGACAAGGAGCAGGCGAAGAAGGTGCTTGAAGAGGCGGCCGAGGTCTTCGGAGCCTGGCAGGACATGAGCTGCGGCATATCGACCGAGTCCGAGGTCGTGGAGGAGATCGCCGACCTGATCACCGCGTCGTGCAACCTGGCTTCCGCGCTTGGGTTCGACGACCTTCGACCCGCTGTGGAAGAGTGCCGCAGGCGCAACGAGGAGAGGGGGCGCTTCTGATGGCGATCAAACCGGGCGACGTCGTCCTTTACAAGCGGCGCGGCTGCGACTCCTACGAGCTGGGCATCGTCAAAGCGCGGAACGTGATGGACGACGGTTGGTTTGTCTACTACTCGGGCGGGGACACGGCGGCGAGCACGCCAGACGACTGCCTGTTCGAGTTCGAGAACGCGGCAGGCTTGTTGCTGGTCGCGCACTTCGCAAAGGATCAGGAGGAACAATGCAAGTAACGGTGATCAGGGCGACCGAGTCGCCCATGCACGCGATCAGCGAGGCGGCGGGCATGTGCTACGGCAAATCGGAGCACAGCGCGAAGCGCGTGGAGCGCTGCTTGAGGAACGGTCACACGAGCGTTGCCGAGCACGTCTCCGCGACGTTCCGCATCGAGGGCATCAGCCGATCCTGCTTGGCTCAGCTGACGCGCCATCGCATGGCATCGTTCAGCGTCATGTCCCAGCGCTATTGCGAGATCGAAGGCGACGACTGGTACGTGATGCCGCGATCTTTCGCCGACAAGGGCGAAGCGGTGATGTTCGAAGCCGCGATGGATCGGGCGAAGCGGGATTACCTAAGAGCCATCGAGAAGGGCGTGAAGAAGGAGGACGCGCGTTTCCTGCTTCCAGAGGCGACGAAGACCAACCTCGTCATGACGATCAATGTCCGTTCCCTGATGAACTTCCTGAGCCTTCGGTTGGACAAGCCCGCCCAATGGGAGATCAGGGAGCTTGCCGAGAAGATCGAGCAAGCCCTAATGGAAATGAGCGGCGAATGGACCGAGCTTATGGAGCTGATCGAGGAGGTGTGCGATGGTTAACAACGAGGAGCGGCGCGAAGTTGCGTCAAAGCTGCGCAGCGAGGCTGAGGGGTGGCGCGACCTGTTCCCCGACGCGACGCCGGAGGGAGAGGGCATCGACGCGGCTATCATGTTCGACCTGATAAGGTTCATCGGACTTGACGACCTAGCGCCAGTGCACGCGATCTACGCGCGTCTAGCTGACCTCATCGAGCCGCAATTGATCGACGGTGAAACATCGGACGGCTACCACACGTTTAACGAGCTTTACCATCATCGAGCCGTGCTGTTCTCGGTGATCGTGTCGAACTTCAGCGATCGAGCTTGGAAGTCGAAGCTGCACGCTGACGGCACCATGTATGACGGAATGTTCATCGTCGGGATCGAGACTCCAGACGGGCAAGCGACGTACCACTACGACGTAGAGCCTTACTGGGATCTGTTCCGATGCAAGGAGCTTGACCGTGCGCCAGAGTGGGACGGGCACACGGCAGACCAAGCCATTGAGCGAATCGGCAAGCTGGCGGAGAAGGAGGTGGTCGACGAATTACGGTGTTTCCCGAATACGTGCAGCTAAAGAAGATAGCGGAATCGGATGACATTGGCGGCGACTCGTTGCAGTTCCATGATGCCGCCGTTCACGATTATCTGTCGTTCAAGAACGCGATGGAACCAATGAGCCAAGACATCTCCAAGGAGATCGAATCTCTGATAAAGGCGGCGGAGAAGGAGGCAGTGGAATGAGCTGGTACCTCATCGAACTGTATGACAGCTCTCTAACACCGTATGCGCGTGAAACGGATAACGGCATTGTTTACGGTTGGGGGGAAATGCCGAAAAGGAAAGTTGATATCGACGACCTGCTGAAGGTCGCCGACGAGTGCGATGACGCCGACGTCGACGGCGTCATCGACTGGGCGGATCGGATCAGGAAGGCGGTCTCATGGTAGAGACGATCGAGTGCCCGCATTGCCATAAGTCGCACGCTGTGAAGGTTTGGTTCTCTGACGGGTATCTATGGACAAGCAGCGTGACAACCGACCCAGGCAACAACGAATGCATGTGCAACGTGTACGTCTGCCCTGAATGCGGCAAGGTGTCTTTAATTGACGCTCCTAAAGAGAAGAGTAACGGAGAGAAGGTGGGCGAATGAGGGTCTATAAGTGCGACCGATGCGGGAGGTTCTTCAGGCACGATGAGCTGTTGTTGATGATAAAGCCGAAGAGAAATGTCTTGTTTGACCTCAGAGGAAAGGAGCACATCTGCCGTTATTGCGCGTATGACTTCAAACGCTGGTGGGACAGTCCCAACTGCTCCGAAACCACTGCGAAATTACTCCGAAACGAGGTGCGAAATGATCCCGAGGCTTAAATGGCACGAGCGCTTGCTTGGTTGGCTGCTGTTCCGCTTCGAAGCCAAGCGCGGTTTCGGCGGCGGATTCGGCGAACTTAATCTAAGCGCGATGAAATGGTTCGTAAAGGACGACCACATGCTCTACGGGGCGGTCTGCGGACTGATGCGAGACTACGTGTACGTTCGCATGGCGCGTGAACTCGAGAAGGAACGACGCAATGGCTAGCACCGAGAAGCGTTTGATCTATCTCGTCACAGACGAAGGCGGTGTGTTTGATGATAGATGGGAGTTCGTCGTGCGCGCGTTCTCAGACGAGGGCGCGGCGAATGAGTGCGCGGAGAAGCGCAGGGAGAGGCGCAAGCGCAGCATGGAAGAGTTCGACGACTACTGGGGCACAACGGTCGAGTGCGTGGAGCTGATCGACGTGGATGCGACGAGCGGGAAGAAGGAACAACGGAATGGCTAGCGCAGAGAAGCGCGGACGTTGCGCGGCGTGACCGTTGCGGCGGATCGCAATGCAAGCGCAATACACCGACGGACGAAGAAAAAGCCCCCGAGATCGAATCTCAGGGGCTTCCTCCCGCGGTAGCTTGCCGCGTTCCCGCAATGCATTTTGGCGTGAAGTGATCATACCACAGACGGAAGGGGCTGGACATTGGGCGTTGAGAGGATCGCAGGTTAAGCATGGCTGACGAGTACACGGCATGGAAGGCTTCCCAAGCGCGCCCTTGGGCTGAGAACGTGCGCAGGACGGTGGCGCGCCTGAAACAGCGAGAGGCGGCGCTAGAGGAGCTTGCGGAGCGCTACGACTGCCTGCAGGGCGTGTCCTACGACAAGGACGGCTCTGGCGGCGGGGCAGGGGACGGAGCGATGGCCGCCTTCATCGCCGAAGCCGACGAGCTTCGCGGGCAATGGGAGGAAGCCCTAACGGCATGGCGCGACGAGGTGGGCGCGTTCGAGCGCGCCCTGCGGCGCATAGACGGGCGCTACGACGCGCTTCTTACAGCCCGATACGTGCGCGACCTCCCGTGGTCGGACGTCGCGGACGCGATCGGGTACGCTGAGACCTACGTGCGCGGGGACATGCTGACGGCAGCCCTAGCCGAGCTGTTCGACGCGATGCCGCCGCACCTCCGCGCCATCCCAAGCGCGTACCTGGACTGAGCTAAAACGAAAAACTCCGTACAAAAAAGTACATCGGTTCCTGATATCCTGTAGGAGTCGAAAAACACACAGAGGAGCTGCGCTTCAGCCCCGATACTTTCCTTAGCCGCTTCTGCACCGCAGGGCGGCTTTTTCTATGCCCGAAGGGGGAAGCATGACCAACGGCGAGGTGGTGGCGATGGTACGCCGCCTGATCCTAGGCACTGGACGGCGGTACGACACGGCGGTCGGGCTGGCGTTCGCCAAGGCGGTCGGCATCGCAGCGCAACCGGCTCCCGCAGTCCCCGACGACGACGGCGACCGAGAGCGCCGCAAGTGGGAGCGCATGATGGCGCAGCGCTACGGCGCTCTGGACAGGGTGCGATGACCACCAAGTCGCGCTACGCGAACGGCAACGCCAGGCGGAAGGTCAGGGCGTGGCTCAAGGACCAAGGGAGGCCGTGCCACATCTGCGGCGGCGCGATCGACTACTCGCTGCCGGCGGGGCACCCGATGAGCTTCGAGGTGGACGAGATCGTGCCGGTGTCGCGCGGCGGCTCGCCGATCGACCCCGCCAACGTCGCGCCAGCACACCGCATCTGCAACGAGCGGCGCGGCAACAAGCCGCTGCCGACCAAGGCGAAGCCGAGGGACAGGGCAAGCGCCGCGTCGGCAATCCCGAGCGCTTCCCCGAACGGCATCCTCGCTGCTGTGGAGGACGCCTACGGACCGCGCTCCGTCGACGTGGGGTGCAGGGTCAGCAGGCAGTGGTGACCCTGGGGCATGCCCCTCCCCGCCGCCCCAGCGGCGCGCCCGCCGGCATTGCGCCTTTTTTTCAGACAAGCACCCAGCTTACCCAGCTAGCAGGAAGGAGGCCCGCCGAATGGGCAAGGTCATGAGGCTCTCCGAGTCCGAACGGAGGGCGATCGTCGAGATGTTCCCGAAGCTCGGCGTAACCGAGACCGCGCGACGGGTCGGCTGCTCGAAATCGACCGTCCAGCGCGTCTGGGCGTCCGACGCGCCGCACGACGCTCAGGTGAAGCGCACGGGCGGGGAAGGGGCGCCGCAGCCGGAGACGACGGTCGAGAGGCTGACGGAGCTGCGGGGCATACTCCGCTCCGCGCTGAACGACGCGCCTCCGCACGCGGTTGCGGGACTGGCGCGCGAGTACCGCGCGACCATAGAGGAACTCGACAGATTGGAGGGCGGAGACGGTGGAGACCCAGTCGACGGCGCGCTCGATTCCATCGCCGCAAGGATCGCCGCGAAGATGCCTTCCCCGTAAGCACGTCTCCTCGCCGCGAGGCAGCGCCGACCTCTTGGACGAGGTCGTGGACTTCGCTGCGATCATCGGCTACGGGGTCGGCGACTGGCAGAAGACCCCGCTGCGCGACTGGTCCCGCATCGACTCGCGCGGGAAATGGGTCCATCGCAGGTGCGGCCTCTCCGTTCCGCGCCAGGCTGGCAAGTCCCACGACGCGATCATCTGGGCGGCGTTCCTCGTGCTCGAGCTCGGCTACTCGGTCCTCTGGACCGACCACAACTACTCGACCACGTGCGAGATGCTGGCGCGCTTCCGCAAGATATTCGGCAGGCGCGCTGGCGACCCCGACGCGGCGCGCGCGATCAACAGGCGCGTCAAGGACGCGAAGAGCAAGACGGCGCAGGAGAGCTACGAGTTCTCCAACGGCGGCGTGCTCTGCTTCTCGACGCGAACCGACTCCGCGTCGCTCGGCTACAGCTTCGACGTGATCATCTACGACGAGGGGCAGCTGCTCACCAAGTCGCAGGCGCAGACGCTGAACCCGACAACGACCCACGCGCCGAACAAGAACTCCCAGCTCGTGTACGTCGGCACGCCGACGAGGGCGGGCTGCACGGCCGACCGCTTCAGGGAGCTCCGCGAGGAGGCTTGGAGCGACGAGCCCGGCGAGGACATGTGCTGGCTCGAGTACGGCGTCGACGAGGTCGGCGACCCGCTCGACGAGTCGCGGTGGTTCATGGCGAACCCGTCGCTCGCGGAAGAGCTCGTGGAGGTCGAGGACGTGCGCACGGGCGTCATGGGCATGAAGGGCGACGACCTCGCCATAGCGCAGGAGTACCTGGGCTACTGGCTCCCGCCGACGGAGCAGGGGGAAGCGCCCATCATCGGCGAGGCGCTGTGGCGCGAGACGCTCGTCGACCCGTCGGAGGTCCCCAGCGGGTTCGCGAAGGTCGCCTACGGCGTCAAGTTCAGCCCCGACGGCGGGACGGTCTCGCTCGCGGTCGCCGCCACGGACGGCGGGAAGCCGCACGTGGAGCTGCCCTTCTGCGAGAGCACCGCGCACGGCACCAGATGGCTCGTCAACTGGCTGGCTGTTCGCGCCAGCAAGGCGAGCGTGGTCGTCGTCGACGGCAAGAGCGGCGCGGGCACCCTCTGCGACAGGCTGCAGGAGATGGGCGTGCCGAGGAACTACGTAGCGAGACCGACCGCAGACCAGGCGATCACCGCGGCGAACCTGATCTACGAGGCGGCGGGGACGGGCGGCATCACGCACATAGAGTGCCCCGCGCTCGACCTGTCAGCAGCGACCGCCACGCGCCGAGAGATCGGCAAGGGCGGCGGCTGGGGGTTCGGCGGCGAGAACTCGACGCCCGTTGAGGCGGCGGGGCTCGCGCTGCTCGGCCTGTCCCTTTCGAAGAGAAACCCTAAGAGGAAGGCGAAAGTCACCTGATGGCATTGTCTATACCGTACGCGGCGGCGTCCGCATCCGGGCTCCGCCAAGAGCACAGGGAGACCGTCCTGTCGCTGCTCAACAACTGGACGGCGCACTACGCGGGCAACGTGACCCGCTCCATGTACTACGAGATGCGCAACGGCATGAAGGACCTCGGCATCTCCGTGCCCGACTCGCTGCAGAGCCTGGAAGTGGCTTGCGGCTGGGGCTACAAGTGCGTCGAGGTCATGCGCGACCACGTGTCGTTCGACTGCTTCACCGCGCCAGAGAACCCCGACGTGGAGGCGGTCTTGAAGCAGGTGTCGCGCCGCAACTTCATGGGCACGAGGGTCGGCAAGGCCGTCAACTCGGCATTGAAGTACTGTTTCAGCATGTGGGTCGTGACCGCCGACGAGGACGGGCACGCGAAGATCACCGCCTACCCGCCGACCCTGAGCACGGGCATCTGGGACGACGCGGGCGAGTGCCTGTCGGCTGGCATGTTCGTCGTCTCGTTCGCCAAAGACCTCGGCAGGCGCACGAACCGCCCCGACTGGGTCGACGTGATGCTCCCCGACTGCCTTATACGCCTGAAAGCCGACGAGGATGGCAAGTGGTCGGCGGGGTACGTCGAGCACGGGCTCGGCATCGTGCCCATGTTCGTGATGCCCTACAACCCCGACGACGACAGGCCGTTCGGCGTGTCGCGGATCAACTCCGAGGTGCGCTGGCTGATCGACTGCGCGATGCGCGCGAGCGTGAACGAGGAGGTCGCGGCGGCGTTCGCGGCGTCCACGCAGAAGTACCTGCTCGGCACCGACGGCGACGCCTTCGAGGACAAGACGAAGTGGAGCGCGTTCATCGGCTCCATCTTCGAGGTGACGAAGAACTCCGACGGCGACATACCGCAGTTCGGGCAGCTCACGCAGCCCAGCATGCAGCCGATGACCGAGCACTTCGCGAACCTCTGCAAGCGCATGAGCGCGGCGACGGGCATACACGTGGGGCAGTTCGGCATCATGAGCGACAACCCGAGCAGCGCGGACGCGATCTACCTCGAGAACTCGCCGCTCATCCTCAAGTGCAAGAGCTTCATCAAGGAGGCGAAGGCGGCGCTCTCCCGCGTGGCGGTGGCGTCCGTCGCGACCGAGCTGGACATGAGCTACGCCGAGGCCGAGAAGGCCTGCGACGTGTCGGTCAACTTCCTGAACCCCGCGATGCCGACGCTCGCGCAGCAGACGGACAGCTCCATCAAGCTCGCCTCCGCGGTAGATGGCTTCGCGGGAACGCCGACGTTCTGGCGCCTGAACGGCTTGGACGACGACGAGGTGAGGAACGTGGTGTCCGAGATCAGGCGCAACGTCACGAAGGCGGCGGCGCTCGACCTGATGGCGGGCGTGCGCGAGGCGTCTGGTTCGGCGGCTGCGGATGATTAGCCGCAATGAGTTCGACGCCTACAACCGCGAGGTGGCGAGGCTCGGCGATGATGCTGCGTCCAGTGTTGAGAAATCCATCATGGGATGGTGCAGGGAGCACGGGGACGCCACGGTCGCCGAGAAGCGCGAGGCAGCCAAGGTGATCATGGACGGGTTCGTCCAGGCGTACGATGAGACGGCGGCGGACTTCGCCGCCGAGTGGTACGAGCACAGGGCGGGTTTGGACGGCGTGAGGCTCGACCAGGCGTTGACCATGACGACCTACAGCCCCGAGTCGGTCGACGAGGTGGCGCGCTACCAGGCGAAGAAGCTGGTTAAAGATGGAGACGCGGCGTTCGCGAGAGCCTGCGGCGAGTACGCCCGAAACGACCTGTTCCGAAGCCTCAACGAGACGATCATCTCCAACGTAGGGCGCGACAGGGACAAGGGCGCGAGGTTCGCCCGCGTCCCCACGGGGTTCGAGACCTGCACGTTCTGCCTGATGCTGGCGAGCCGAGGGGCTGTCTACCACTCGCGCAAGGCGGCTGGCGAGTTCAGGCACTTCCACAGGAACTGCGACTGCAAGGTCGTCCCCAGCTTCGAGGACGACCCCGAAGCTGAGCTTGTGGAGGGCGTGCGTCCAAGGGAGCTGTACGACTTGTACAAGCAGTTCAAGGAGATAGACGACGATCCTAGTCTGACGAAGCTTGAAAAGCGATTGCTTAAAGGCCGCTTCGGAAAGCCTGGAAAGATAAGCAAAGAACGAGGGGCGAAACCATGGAAGAAAGAAATTTCCGTAGCTGAAATACTGGTTGCGCACGGGGTCAACGTCAGATTCATCATGGAAACGAAAAACGAGAAAACCCCTGATGCCTACCTAGATGGCGTTGTGTACGAGTTCAAAATCCCGGATTCGATGGGCGACAAAACCATTAAGAATCAAATGAAGAAAGCGACTGGGAAAGGTACGGGAAACCTTCTATTGAGCAATATCTCAAACGGCGCGAGTGATAGCGAGTTTCTTGGCGCGATCGAAAGATTCCTGAGCAACGACGAGTACAAGGGCGATTTCGAAGAGATCGAGAGAATTCTATTCGTTGGTCGCGAAGGAACAATTAAGGAATTCAAAAGATAAGGCCGTCTAACCCCCTGTGAATTAACCCAGGTATAGACGGCCTAACAGCTGTTACTTGGATTATACCACACGTTTATACAAATAACCTGATACAGCACTACGGAAATTTGGGTACCGCAGCCCGAACGCAGTTGATCAAAGCCATCCGCACGGGTGGCTTTCTTCATATAAGGACATGCCCCGCACGGGGCGCAAGAAACGAAGCGCCGCACGGCGCAAGAAGGAGGCACGCATGGAAAACGAAGCCCAGCAGCAGGGAGAACAGCAAGCGCAGGCTGGCGACACCGCCGAGACTCAAGAGAAGGACTACAAGGCCCTCTACGAGGAGGCAGTCAAGGAGTCCCGCAAATGGGAGAAGCGCAGCAAGGAGAACCTCGCGCAGCTCAACGACCTCAAGGGCTCGAAAAGCGAGCCAGACCCGACCATCGAGGAGCGCATCGCCGCGCTCGAGAAGGAGAACGGCGACCTCAAGGCCGCGTCCGCGCGCGCCGCGCTGGTGGACTCCGTCGCGAAGGCGACAGGTCTCGACCGCGCGATCGTTTCGTCGCTGAGCGGAGCCGACGAGGAGGCCCTCACCGAGCAGGCTCAGGCGATCGCCGCGATCGCGAAGCCGAGGGGCGGCGCGCCTAGCGTCCCCGAGGCGGGCGTCAAGCAGAAGCCAGGCAAGCCCTCCAAGAAGGACATCCTCGGCATCGAGGACAAGAAAGAAAGGATGGCGGCGATCGCCGCCAACATCGACCTCTTCGAGTAAGAGGGGAAAGGGGCCACAATGCCCGATATCAAGACCCTTGCGGCAGCACGCAACGTCGACCTCGTCGACACCTTCACCAAGTCCATCACCAAGCTCTCGATGATGCTCTCCGCATGCGAGCCGATCAAGGCCGCCGCAGGCGAGACCCTGCATCACAAGAAGATCACCGGCAAGCTCTCCGTCGAGGCTTACACCGAGGGACAGGCCATCCCCGTCTCCAACTACGCCTGGGAGGACGTCAAGACCTACGAGGTCGGCATCAAGCCCTACCGCAAGCAGACCACCCTGCAGGAGATCAAGAAGCGCGGCTACGACGCGGCGGTCGACGCCACCGACGCGGCCATGCTCTCCGACATCCAGCGCGACGTGAAGAAGAGCCTCGTCGGCGTCCTCGGCGGCGAGGGCGTGACCGCGGTCACCGGCAAGAGCCTCACCGCCACTGCCGCCACCGCCTGGGCGACCCTCTCCAACGCGGTCGAGGACTACGGCTTCGGCGACGTCGAGGCCGTCTTCTTCGTAAACCCGCTCGACTTCGCCAAGCAGATCGGCGAGTCCGAGGTGTTCTCCGCCTTCGGCATCAGCTACATCGAGAACTGGGCGGGCCTCGGCACCCTGGTCTCCACGGGCACCGTCGCCGCAGGCACCGTCTACGCCACCGTCAAGAAGAACGTCAAGGTCTACACCGCCACCACCGACGGCGACGACCTGTTCGGCTTCTACACGGACGAGAGCGGCCTCATCTCCGTCAGCCATGAGGCGACCCTCAATTCCATCACCTACGACACCGTCGCCTACACGGGCTTCGTGTTCTTCGCCGAATACGTCGACTTCATCGTGAAGGGCACCATCGCCCCGACGGCTTAAACAAAGGAGCAGAAATGATCGCAACCGTGACATACCCGTACCGAGACCGCGAGACCTTGGAGATCCACCGCACCGGCGAGGAGGTCGAGCTTTCCGCCGAGCGCTTCGCCGAGCTCTCCGCGGCAGGCTACGTCGACGCCCGCGAGGAGCCGAAGGCGGATGAACCCGAGGAGACCGAGGGCGAGGAAGAGGAGCCGAAGGCGGATGAACCCGAGCTCACCGCGGCGCAGATGCGCGCCGAGATCGAGGCGAGGGGCGGCTTCGCGCCGAAGAAGGCGACCAAGGCCCAGCTCGCCGAGCTCTTGGAGCAGATGTGAGCGCGCCGTTCGCGACGCTCGCCGACTACGAGTCGAGGTACGGGGTTGTCACGGAGGCTGACGGCGGCAGGGTCGAGGCCCTGCTGTCGGATGCCAGCGACATGCTCCTCACCGCCTACGAGTCCCGATGGGGCGCGTACAAGAAGGGCGACCACGCCGCCTTCGACCGATCGGCGCGCTCCGTCGCGTGCTCGATCGTGAGCCGAGCGGTGAACACCCCGCTCGGTCTCGCAGGTGTCACCCAGCTCAGCCAGACGGCCAGCATCTACAACTCCTCCGTGACCTTCGCCAACCCGACCGCAGAGCTGTGGGTCGGAAAGTCCGACTTGAAGAGGCTCGGCTTGGCTGGAACTCGGATCGGCAGCATCGACGCGATGACGGGGGCGGACCGTGTTTAGCCTGATCAACGGCGTTACCGTCACAGTCAAGCGCCCGATCGTCGGCGAAACGATCGACGAGATGGGCGAGCCGATCGGGAACGGCTACGAGGTCGAAGAGGTCTCCGACGTGCTGTTCAGCCCGACCGCGACCGAAGACGTTTCGGGCGCGCTGTTCCTCAAGAACATCAAGGTCGACGCCGAGTTCCACTTCCCGAAGACGTATCAGAAGCAGCTGCGCGGGTGCCTGATCGCCTACGGCGGTCGCGAGTACAGCGTCATCGGCGACATCAGGCGCTGCATCCCCGAGAACACGCCGACGCGCTGGAACGGCGCGGTCTCGGCGCGGGAGGTGAGCTAGGCGATGGCGAACGCTCTCGTGCTCGAGGAAATCGACAGGCGCGGGATCATGGAGGTCTGCAAGTCCAGCGGCATGCAGGCGGCTCTCGGGGAGATCGTCGCGCAGAAGGCCGCCAACGCCAACGCCTACGCGCAATCCCACGTCGGCAACATGAAGATCGACGGCAGGCAGCTGATCGACCGCTACAAGGTGCCGCCTTACCGCTCGAAAGTCAAAGTGCTCCGATTCACCGCAATCGGAGCCGTAGACCCGACGACGTACCTCGGGAAGATCGACGCCTCGATCAACAACAGCGTATGGCGGCAAATCCACTGACAAGTAAGACGGGAAAGCGAATGTTGAACATCCAAGCAGACGTGCGGCGCAGGCTTTCCGAGATGTTGGCACCCGTGCCAGTGACTGTTTCAGTTCCCGAGAACATGCCAAGCGAGTTCGTGACCGTCCGTCGTGACGGCGGCGCATGGGAGAACGGCCTTCTGGACAAGGCAGGTCTGGAGATCTACGCATGGGCGAAGTCGGAAGCCGACGCATGCGCGTTGGCCGAGAAGACGGCGAACGCGATGGCATCGCTTTGCTTCGCGGACGGCTACGCGTCCGTCCGCATGGAGCAGATGTGCTCCGACGCAGACCCCAACACGAGGAAACCGCGCTGGTATCTGAGCTACACGATCAAGAATTACAAACCAACCGAATAAAGGAGAGAAAATGGCTGAACTCAAAGACATCGATTCATCCCTCGTCACCGTCGGTCAGCCCATCGACGGCGGCTGCGCATGGGTGTGCTTCGGCAAGCCCGCCAAGCTGCCCACCGACGCGACCACCAAGATGTCCACGCTCACCGATTACGTGAGCCTGGGCGACATCTCGGAAAACGGCTTCACCGAAGCCAACGCCCGCACCAAGAATAAGTTCAAGAACTGGGGCGGCAATGTCATCCTCACGTCCATCAGCGACGAGGAGAACACCTACAAGATCGAGTTCGTCGAGACGAGCCGACCCGCCGTCGCCAAGCTGCGCTACGGCTCTGGCAGCGTCGAGGTCGGAACCGACGGCTCCGTCAGCCACATCAAGGGAATCGTCGGCACCGACGAGCAGGTTTCCCTCGTCATCGACGAGCTGGAATCCAACGGCTACCTTCGCCGCACCGTCATCCCCGTCGCGACCATCGACAGCTTCGACGACGTGCCGCACCAGAAGGGCTCCCTGCTCGTGTACGGCATGACCTTCACCGCCGTCAAGGGCGAGGGCAACGTGTTCGACATCTACCGCGCGAAGCCCGCTATGGCTTAACGGCTGATCTGTCTGACGGGGTGGGTCTCGATTCCCGCCCCGTCTTTTTTTGCGCAAGAACACGGCGAAAGGGGCATTTCAATGCGCAAGGAAGTTCTGGAAACGCTCAGCGCGTCCGAGCTGGAAGGGTACGCCGCGGTCATCGGCGTGGACGTTTCCAACGTCAAGACCAAGAAGGCCCGCATCGCGAAGATCGTCGAGGCGCGCGAGCGCACCGCCGACGTCAACGCGCTCGGCATGACGCTGACCGTTCCGATCAAGAGGCTGCACGACAAGCGGGTCACCGACCGTCTCAACGGCGGCATCGTCGGCGACGAGGAGCTGATGGACATCATGACCGCCATCCTCGGCGAAGACCAGCTTGCGAAGATCGAGGCGCATTGCACCGACGATGACGGAACCGTCGACGTCGACGCTTACGGGGTGATCCTCGCAGCAGTGATCAACAGCGACGAACTAAAAAACTTCTGATCCTTGCCGATTTGGAATCTGGGCGCGTGCGCGAGCTCAGGCACGACTTCCGCAAGGAGTACGGCGTTCGTTACGAGGACGTGGAGACGGACGAGGCGATCGACCTCATCTACACGCTGCCGCCGAAGTCGCTGTACGTCTGCACGGTCGACCCCCGCCAGCGATGGGACGAGACGGGTTACATGCTCGCGCAGCTGATCGACCTGTCGTGGCTCATCGCGTGGAAGCTCTCTGGCAACCAAGACGAGTGGGAGCCGCCGAAGCTCGACCGCCCAGGCGACGAAGAGGCAAGGAAAGCCGCGCTGGATGCCGCGAAGGCGGTGAAACGGCGCATGGAGCAAACGGAATGGAGTGATGCCGATGGCTGATATCGGCAAAGCGTCCCTGCTCGTTGTGCCAAGGTTCGACGGTCTGCGATCCAGCGTCAACAAGGCGCTGGGAAGCGTCGACACGTCGGGTCTCGGCAAATCGCAGGGCAGGGAGTACAGCGGCGGTTTCGAGACGGGGATCGGCGGATTGGGCAAGTCCGGCGCGATAGTCGGCGTCTTCTCCGCCGTCACGACCAAGGCAATGAGCGCGATCACGTCCCACATCGACTCCGCTACGGCGCGCTTCGACACGCTGAACAACTTCCCCAAGATCATGACCACGCTCGGCTACAGCTCCGAATCCGCCAGCGCGAGCATCAAGAAGATGTCCGAGCGCCTTCAAGGTTTGCCGACGAAGCTCGACGACATGTCGAGCACCGTTCAGGGCATCGCCGCCATCACGGGCGACCTAGAGCTCGCCACGGACGCTGGCTTGGCTCTGAACGACATGCTCCTCGCGGCTGGAAGCAGCACGCAGCTGTCAGCAGCCGCCATGGAGCAGTTCAGGCAGATCCTCGCCAAGGGCAAGCCCGAGATGCAGGACTGGCGCGCGCTCACGTCCGCGATGCCCGGGCAGATGAAGCAGCTGGCGCAGGAGATGCTGGGCGCGAACGCGACAGCCGACGACCTTTACAAGGCTCTCGGAGGCGGCGGCGAGAAAGCCACCGTCACGACCGACCAGCTGTTGAAGGCGATGATCAAGCTCGACAACGAGGGCGGCGCGGGAATCACGTCGTTCGCCAAACAGGCGAAGACCGCGACCGACGGCGTCGCGACATCCGCCGAGAACCTAGGGAACGCGTTCACACGCGGCATCGCCGGGGTCATGGAGGCTGTCGGCAAGCAGAACATCGCCAGCGCGTTCGGCACCGCGAAGACGGCGGTGGACACGTTCTTCAAGGTCGTCCAGAGCGGGACCCCGGCGGTCGTGAGCGCGTTCAACGGCGTCGTGAAGGTCACGGCTTCGGTCGCGCCGCAGCTCGTCAGCATCACGGCTGGCGTTCTGGCGTTCACGAAGCTCTCGCCGGCCATCAAGGCCATGGGCGGCACGTTCAAGGACGTTTTCGCCGGCGCGCAGCTGAAAGCGGAGGCGTTCGGCAGGTCGATCAGCAAGCTGGTCGCTGGAATCAACCCGCTTGCTCTCGGAATCGCGGCGGTCGCAACGGCGATGGTGGGCATCGGCATCGCGGTTGCCGACTACACGATCAAGCAGAAGAAGGCCAACGACGCGATCAAGGCGATGAACAGCGCGGCGGCTGACACGTCGGCGCTGAGCAATTTCAGCGGTCAAGTGGAGGGCATCGGCGTTGCGGCGGCGACGGCTCGCGTGAGCTTGGAGGACTACTACCAGTCCATGCAGTCCCACGCGGACGCGATCATGGCGAACAACGAGAAGGCTAAGGAGACGATCGCCGTCTACAACACGATCTCCTCGATCGTGGACGAGTACTGCGGCAAGGCGTCCGAAGGCGTGAAGATAACGGACTTGTCGGCTGAGGCCCAAGGCCGCTTGGCTTACGCCGCGCAGCAGCTCTCGGACAAGTTCGGCGAGACCGTCACGGCGCAGGACATCCTCAACGGCTCCTACATCGACGGAACGGGCGCGGCGCAGGACCTGAAAGCGGCGGTCGACGAGCTGTGCGAGGCGAAGATCAAGGAAGCCAAGACATCGGCGATCATGGACGACATCACCGAGGTTTATGAGCAGCAGCGCGACGCAGTGAAGCAGCTCTCTCAGGCTCAGAGGGACTACGCCGACAACTACAGCAACTCCTACAAGGCCGCGATCGCGCTCGGGTACTCCGATGCGGAGGCTCAGAAATACGCAGCCGACGCGACGAAGTACTCGCGCGAGCAGATGGAGAAGTTCAAGGGTCAGGTCGACGACGCGAGCGACCAGCTCGACGGCTACTACGCAGAGCTCGGTCAAGTGCAGTCGGGTTCCGAAGACCTCTCTTTGGCTCTCGCGAACCTCGGGAACGACTTCTTGGACGTGGTCTCGGTAGACCTCGGCTCGAACATCAGCGAGCTTTCGACGGCGTTGCAAGCCGCTGGAATCTCCGCGCAAGACCTGAACGCGATCGGAACCCCTCAGCTTATCGAGTTCGCGCAGAACAGCGGCGGGAGCATGGAGACGTTCATCGGCTCGGTGAAGGACGCATGCGCGAGCCTCGATGCGTCGAAGCAGACGATGGCCGACACCATCGCCTCATGGCAAACGGGCATCGACTCCGTGACAGTCCAGAACCTCGTCAACGAGTTCGCGAACGCTGGAATCTCAACCCAGCAGCTGAACGCCATCGGCTCCGACAACTTCAACGCGCTCTGGGCTGTGTGCAACGGCGACGTGTCTCTGATGGTCGCCAAGATCAACGAGTACCGCAACACGCCGATGGGCAACAAATCGTCGACCGCCATCGCGACGGGCAACGGCGTCGACGGCATGGCGAAAGCCGCCATCGACGAGTTCAGGCGCACGCAGATGGGCGACAAGCGCTCAACGGCGGCAGTGTCGGGCAACGCGGTCGACGGCTCCGCCGAGAGCGGCGTCAGGAGCACCATCCGCGCTGGGGCCGGTCTCGTCGACAAGTTCGTCAGATGGAACATCAGCCAGGTCTTCACATCGTCTGGAACGCGCTACAACGCGCAGGGCGGCATCAGGCTGCACGCGGACGGCGGTTTCGTCCCGCGCTATCACGCCGACGGCGCGATCGCCACTAAGGCCGTCCCGCTCGATGTCGTGGGCGAGGCTGGGGCGGAGGCTATCGTCCCGTTGACCAACGAGAAGTATTCGAAGCCCTTCGCCAAGACGCTGGCGAGTCAGATGGGCAGCGGCGGCAAGTCTGGCAGCACGTACAACATCTACCTCGACGGCAAGCTTCTGGAAGCTGACCAAGCCGTCAAGGACGCTGTGGCGGCTCTGGTCGGCTCGGCTAAACGTCAAACGAGAATGGGGTGGGCTTGATGTCGAACATGGTTACCCACTACGGCAACACGACGAACTACTGGCGAGCTTGGGCTGACCTTCACTGGGACGAGTACGACGACCGAGTGGAGTATTGGATCAACGGCGGCACTCAAGCCGTCAACTACGGGTTCGACATCTCAAGCGGCATCGACGTCAGCGGCTGGATCGACGGAACCGCTGGCTACGGAAGCGGCGGCATGTCGTCCAGCTACGGCGGCTACGAGTACACGTGGCACTTGAACCAGAACCCGAAGAAGACGATCTGGAAGAAGTACGGCACGACCCAGACCATCGGCTGCGGCATCAAGGCGACCAACAGCTCTGGCTTCATGAACGGCACGTCCGAGACGTGGTGGAACGAGACCGTCGCGGCACGTCCGTACTCCACCCCTTCCGCGCCGTCGAACTGCAAGGCGACCCGCAACAGCGCGACCAAGTGCACGGTGACGTGGACGAACAACGCCACCAGCACGAGCGAGGCGCGACCTTACACGGGCATCATCGTCCAGAGGTCAGCCAACGGCGGCTCATGGTCGAACATCGCGACGCTCGGCGTGGTCACGTCATATACCGACAACACCACCAGCGACGGCAACTACTACAGCTACCGCGTCATCGCGAAGAACTCGGCGGGCGATTCTGGCGCGTCCAACGCCGCCACGATCTACTCGCCCGCTCTCGCGCCGACTGGTCTTGCCGTCTTGCGCATCTCAGACACGTCAATCGCGCTCAAATGGAACAGCACCGCGAGCGCGGCGCGCCCGTGGTCTGCCGTCAAGGTCTACCGCCAAGACGGCTCGGGTTCGACCACGCAGGTGGCGACGCTCGGAAGCGCGACCTCATGGACGGACGGCTCGGTCAAGGCTGGTCATCGCTACCGCTACTACCTCGCGGCTAGCAACTCCTTCGGCGGCAACGAGACGGAATGGTCGAGCTACGTCTACACCACGCCAGACTCCATTGCCAACCTGACCGCCACCAAGCCGACGGCTACCACCGTCAAGCTCACGGGCACGAAGCCCGCCTACGCGGACGGCTACGAGTTCCAAGTCTCGTCCGACGGCGGCTCCAATTGGCAAACCGCCAGCCTGTCCGCAGACTGGACGGACTCCGCGCCGCCAGCTGGTCAGATCGTCTACCGAGCGAGGGCGTACAAGGCTCAAGGCGGCTCGACGAACGCGAGCGCCAAGCTTTACTCGGCATGGGCACAGTCCAACTCGGTGCAGACCATCGTGGCTCCGAACGCGCCCGCCGTGACCCTGAGCGCGTCTGTTCTGCCCACTGGCGGCTCTCAGACCGTCTCATGGGTCAAGAACCATCCCGACGGCACGGCGCAATCCAAGGCGCAGGTGGAACTCACGATCCCGGCTGGAACGGTTCAGATCATCGACGTGTCGGGTTCCGCATCCCTGCAAACCTTGAAGCTGAGCGCCAACGGCACGTATAAAGTCCGCGTCCGCACCTACGGTCTCTACGCCGCATGGGGCGCGTGGAGCGGCTACCAGACGTTCACGATGGCTGACCTGCCGTCGGCGACGTTCACCTTCCCCGCGACCGACGGGGCGAAGATCACCAAGCTGCCCTTGGACGCGACGTGGTACGCGAGCGATTCAACGGGCATCTCGTCGCAGCACATCGAGCTTCACGACGCGGGCGGCAGCCTGATCGCGCAGCTCGACCCCGCGACCGACCAACGCGCATGGGGCATGACCCCCGCGCTCGGTCTCGCGAACGAAGCCGGCTACACGCTGACGCTGAGGGTTCGCGGCGGCTCGTCGCTTGAATCCACCGCGACCCGAACGTTCTTGACCGAATGGACGAACCCGAACGCCGCCACCGTTGACACGGAGGTGACCGACGGTCTGGGCGTTCGCCTGTTCGTCCGCGAGAAAGACCACAGCGACGCGCTGGAAGCGATCACGGTCGTGGACGTCGTGCGCGTGAACCCCGACGGATCGCGCGTCGAGCTCGCGCACCACGTGCAGCTGGGATACGAGATGACCGACCCCATCCCGCCTTTGGGCGTGGGGTACCAGTACGAGGTCACCAGCTACGCGGCGGCGGGAGCCACGGCGCAGACGGTCGTCGAGAACCTTGTCGAGAGCCACGGAAAGTCGGTCCTGTCCTTCGGCTACCGCGCAGACCGCGCGCTGGTGGCTGAACTCAACCCGTCGCTCGACGGCTCGTACCAAAAGCAAGGCGATGCGTTCCACTTCGCCGACGGCGGGGAGCGCGGCGGCTTGCCGAGCTGGTACGCGCTCGATTCCGTGGACGTTTCCCACAACGTCGGCTTCTCGCTCGTCGGTGAGGACGCGTTCAGGTCGTTCCGCGCAGGCTACGCGGGCGAGAGCGTCTGCTACTACCGCGACCCGATGGGCGGCGTGTCCATGTGCAACGTCGGCTGGTCGTGGTCTGCGACCGTTGGAACGCCCGTGGCGTTCGACATCACGGCGCAGCTGACCGAGCTTGCATGGGAGGAGCCGCCTTATGCCTAGCGATCAATGGCAGAGCCGCTTCACGTCGGCTTTCCGCGTCATGAGGGTCTCCCGCGAGACGGGCGACGAGCTGTCCCAAGTCGCGGGGATACTCAACGGCGGGGACATCTCCCGCAACCAGGACAAGTCCACGTTCGAGAGCGGGTCGCTCGACTTCGTGGGCGGGTTCGACGTGGGGCGCGACCTCGTGCGCGTCTACCTCGATGCGGGGTTCGCCGACGGCTCGCAGGTATCGGAGTGCCTGGGCACGTTTTTAGCCCAGGCGCCCGACACCGACATAAACGGCTCCCGCGCTTCTGGCTCGGTCGACCTCTACGGGCGGTTGAAGGAACTCAGCGATGACGATTTCGACCACCCGTACCAGATCGCCAAAGGCTCGAACGCAGTCCAAGCCGCCATGCGAATCTGCAAGGAGTCGGGATTGGACGTGGTGGCGGACCCGTCCGATTCCGTGCTCGCCTCCGACGTGGTGTTCGGCACGGGCGGCACGGGAGACGACGAGCCAGACGACAAGCTGAAAGCCGTGAACGCGCTGCTGTCGGCGGCTGGCTTCCAGTCGGCTAAGACCGACCCATGGGGTCGTGTGGTCATGCGCCGCTACGTCGAGCCGAACGCCCGACCCATCGCGCACGTGTTCACGGAGGGCAAGGACGCCCGTTTCCTCGCGTCGATGGAGCGCAGCTTCGACCGCTCGAACGTCGCGAACGTGGTCCATGCGGACTACAGCACACAAGGCGCGACGATCCGCGGCACGTACGTCGACGAGACGAGCGAGTACGGCACGCAGAGCGTCGGAAGGCGCATCGTTAAGCGGTACGAGTATCAGGGAATGCCCGAAGGCGCGAATGTTGCGCAACAACAGGCGAACGCGAACGCCAAGGCGAAGTCAATGTTGGAGACGGAGCGCTCCATCATCGACCGCCTGACGTTCACTCACATCTACCGCCCGCTGTCCGTCGGCGACGCCATCCGAATGGACTACGCGTCGGCGGGACTGTCCAAGCGCATGGCGATCAGGACGCAAAGGCTGTCCCTCACGGCTGGCTGCCCGATCAAGTGCGAAGCGCGATCTTTCGAGAGGTGATCAAATGGAAATGGAAGACTACGGCGCGATTCTCGCCGACACGCTGGGCGGCGGCAAGCCGTCCAACTCGCCAAGGGTGAAATACGGCACGGTGACCAAGGCCAGCGGCTCGACGCTCGACGTGAGCCTCGCAGGCGGGACGATCACGGGCGTTTGCATGACCGTCTCGTGCGCGGGTGCCGAAGTGGGAGACCGCGTGGTTTTGCTGGTGGACGGCGCGCTCGTGACGTGCCTCGGGATCGTGGCGACGGCTGATAACGCCCGTTATGTCACGTCGGGAAGCTCCGAGACGAGCGCGTTGAAGGCTTACCCTGTCGGCTCCATTTACATGTCCGTCAACTCGACGAACCCCAAAGACCTGCTCGGCGGCACGTGGAAGCAGCTTCAAAACCGCTTCCTCGTCGGCGTTGGCTCGTCTTACGGCAACGGCGAGACAGGCGGCGCGAGCAGTTACACGCCGAAAGGCTCTGTTGGAGGTCACACGCTGACAATATCGGAGATTCCGAGCCATAAACATGCGACTAGCTACGACTTTGTCGGATGGTATCCAGACGGCTCACCGAACTGGGGAAACCAGCGACTGCAAGCGTATTGGAACGGATGCGTGAATGGAAACTCGTCGCCAGACAGCTATGGCGCGTGCAAGCTTGTGGGTGACACCTATAGCACGGGCGGCGGTGGTTCGCACAACCACGGCTTCGCTGGCACGGCGCAAACGATCCTGCCGCCCTACCTCGCCGTTTACATGTGGAAGCGGACTAGTTAGGCGGTTGCGAACGCCTAATAATCGCCTGAACGGGCGTTTTCCCGCAGAAGGGAGGTGATTGAAATCAACTTCGAGCAATTGACGCCGACGCTTCTGACCATTCTATGCTCCTCCCTTGCGACGGGCGTTTCCGTGTACGTCGCGATGTCCAACCGAATCGTCGTGTTGGAAACCCAGATGCGCCAGCTTCTCGATCAGGTCAAGAAAGCCAACTCTGACTCCGAGCTTGTCATCGCGCTTGAGCGCGACCTGAAAACGGCATTCGAGCGCATCGACGAGCTGCGATCCGACATCGACGCGCTGTCGAGACGGGAGCAGGACGGGGAAATGGCGTTGGCACGCCTCCAAACAGTCTGCAATTCGATCAACAAAAGGAGTTAATAATGGACAAGCAAACCGCAATCGCCATCGTGCGAATCGTCGCACCCGCAATCTGCGCCATCGTCGCGCTGTTCGGCTACACGGTCGATGCCGAGGCATGGACCAACGCCGCAGTGCTCATCGTCGGCGCGATCCTGTCGATTCCCTGCGCATGGTTCGACAACGACGTGACCGCCGATGCCAAGCGTCGCAAGGAGCTGGGCAAGGCTGCCCTCGCCGAAGAGAAGGCTGGTGAGTAGGCATGGACTGGCAAAACTGCATCGCGGACGTTGAGAAGTTCCTGCCGTGCTCGTACACCGCTGGGCGCGAACAGGGAATCTTCGGCATCACGCTGCACCACAATGCTGGCAACCTCTCAATTGACGATTGCTATAACGTGTGGTGCAACTCCGAGACTTCCGCGCATTACCAGATCGAAGCGGACGGCACGGTCGGTCAGCTTGTAAACGATTCCGACACCGCTTGGGCGTGCGGCAACTGGTACGCCAACACTGGCACGATCAGCATCGAACATGCCAACGACAACAGCGACCCGTGGACGATCTTCCCAGCGGCTCTGGAGTCTGGCGCGCACCTCACCGCCGCCCTCTGCCGCCTGTACGGTCTTGGCGAGCCTGAGTGGATGGTGAACGTCTTCCCGCATTCGCATTGGTCGGCTACGGCGTGCCCGGGCGAGATCGCTGGAAGTCAGAACGCGGAGTACATGGCTCGCGCCAAGGAATGGTACCGCGCCATGACTGGCGGCACCGAACCCGCTCCCGCGCCTCAGCCTCAGCCGAAACCGCAGCCGCAACCGCAAGGCGACGGTCTGCACGTCCGCTACCGCGCCTGCACTCAGGCAAGCGGCTGGTTGGCTGAGATGGTAGACCGCATGGACACGAGCGGCTACGGCGACGACTTCGCGGGCGACGGAAGCCCGATCACCTATCTGGCAATGGACTTCCCAGGCTGGTATCAGGTTCAGACGGTCAACGGCGGATGGCTCCCGAAGGTGTCAATCTATAACGTGGACGATCTGGAGAACGGCTGCGCTGGCGACGGCTCGCCCATCATCGGAGTCCGCTGCTACTACGAGACGCAGAACCCCGACGCTACGGGTTGGAAGGCGATCCATTACGCCGTCAACGGGCTTGCCGAGATGCGCGACAACGAC